TCGCTCCCCGGGTTGGTATTGTCCATAAGCGATTTCTAATCCTGAAAATATTGATTTGAATTTATCCATTATCATTTCTCGGCGATTTGTAAAGGGGCGATCCTCCAATCGCCCCAATATTTTTAGTACGGAGTTGAGTCCGATACTTTCTCTTCCACATCTGCTTTTGTTTGAACGTTCCCTTTAGACACATTACCGCCAAATTCCTTTGCCGATAAATATAAGGACTTGTCCTTTTGGTCTAAAATTCTGTCCTGTGTTACAACCCAACCATACCAAGAACCTTTGTCGTTCTTTTGTAGTGTAGATGTTAGATTATAAACAACCCCATGCATAGGTGGGATTGCAAAGCCACCCTTACCATCAGGTATTTGTGTGGTTTTCATCATGGAATTCCACTTTTTACTGACGTTAAGTTGTGTTGATTTCATGGTAATCAAAGCCGGTGTATAACCACCACTCGATGTTTCTACCATGACAAAATAAGAGGCAGTCTCTTCAAGATAATTACCATTTGGTAATCTTATCTTTGATCCATCTCTCTTACCTGTTGCGATTACCGGACTGTTCGGCATGTGTACAGCCACAGGAGCACCTGGACCATCACCTCTATCCGACCATTCTGGATAATCTTTTTTGTAGTAACAAGGAATAACCTTGATACCTTTTTTACCATCGTACAATTCGCTGGTAACAGTATTATAGATCATGCCAGGTTTGGCAGCCTCTATATACTTAGAATCACCTGCTGTCACTTGTGGTGACAACTGACCTAAGATTCTAACAAACGGTAACGCAAGATCATCTTGTGTCATGTTATCAAAACCTTTTGCATCATTGCCAAACAAGGCAAGTGATCCAGTTTCTTTTTTCATTACTTCATTACTCATTATTGTTTCTCCATTATTTATTTCCGAGTTATTTTAGTTTTGTCTTTAATCCATGTACTAAAGACATCAGAGGGCATATCGAGCCCGGACTCGATACGCTCCCTGAACAGGGCAGTTAATGTCATCCAAGCCACATCAGATTTCTGTTGTGGTTCAAACCCATTTTCTGCCGCAAGGTTTAGCAATTGCTGCGCCTTGTCATCTTCTCCCTTTCCAAAAGTTACAAAGACATTGTTTTTAATAATGTCTCCTAAATTTTGGTCACGAAGCCATTGATAGCACTGCGCTCTTCGCGCTTCATCTTTCGGAAGAGTGCATCTATATTCTTTTTTAACAGATACCTTAGAACCATCAGCTAATTTAATTTCTGATAGTCCTTGTTCTGCCAGTAATTCTGGTATCACACGAGAACTAATATCATCAGCCTCTGCTTTTTTCTTTTTGAGTTGCTCTTCTATTGCTGCAATCTCATCTTCTTTTTGTTTCAACTTTACACATTCATCTGCAACAGTTGTAACCTCTACATTATCTAGAAGATCTTTTGAATCTTCTAACATCATATCTCTTACGTCTTCACTCATTGTTATCCTTTCTGATACATATCTACTTCAAGT